GTATGGTCAAGGTGAAGCAAGTTCTGCAAACGAGGAGACTGAAAATGGAGATGAATGAAGACTACAGAATCACAGAAGACACATACACATATAAGGCAGAAGACGATCTCTTCGGTGTTGAACTTCTAACTGGTGACTTTGCTGGCATCAAATACACATATGGAACAATCAATGTATCAGATCAAGAGAACCCAGATGGAACATATTCAATCACCTTCAATTATGATGTGCGAGAAGGAAAAGTTGAAGACAGTGACACAGAAAAATTTGAAAAAGTCATAGGCAGTGTGTTAAACTCAGTCTTGTTGAACTCACTAGAGGAAGCACATCAGCGATATCAAAATGAAACTAGAAACACAAATACTCAAGCACCTGATTGACAACGAGACTTATGCCCGAAAGACTCTTCCCTTTCTTAAAGCAGATTACTTCTCTGATCAAGCAGAGAAAGTCATCTTCGAAGAAATCCACAAGTATGTCACAGCATACAACAGCCTACCTACTGTATCGGCACTCAGGGTTGAACTTGAAGACAAGCCTAACCTCGTGGAAGCTACTTACAAAAAGACAGAACAAATACTTGGAGAGATTCAAAGCGCAGACTGCGACACGAAGATCACGGAATGGCTTGTTGATTCTACTGAAAAGTTCTGTCAAGAAAAAGCAATCTATAATGGAATTATGCACAGCATCCAGATACTGGATAGCAAGGCAGGAGACTCAAAACTTGACAAGGGCGCCATACCGAGTATCCTTGCGGATGCGTTGTCAGTCTCGTTCGACAATCATGTCGGGCATGATTTCCTAGATGATGCTGAGTCTCGCTATGAATTCTATCACAAGGTAGAACAGCGCATTCCATTTGATCTTGAATACTTCAACAAGATCACAAAGGGTGGGCTGCCGAACAAGACACTGAACATCATTCTTGCTGGCACTGGCGTTGGCAAGTCCATGTTCATGTGTCACTGCGCAGCAGGCAATCTGACGATGGGCAAGAACGTTCTCTACATCACACTTGAGATGGCAGAAGAGCGTATTGCTGAACGTATTGATGCGAATCTTCTGAACACTGATCTAGACAAACTTGTCTCTATGCCCAAGGATGTCTATGTCAGCAAGATTGAGAAGTTGCGCAAGAAGACAATGGGTAAGTTGATCATCAAGGAATATCCTACTGCATCTGCTAATGTGACTCACTTCAAGCACCTGTTGAATGAGTTGAAGTTGAAGCGGCAGTTCATTCCAGATATCATCTACATCGACTATCTGAACATCTGCGCATCCTCGCGCATGAAGCAGGGTAACTCTGTCAATTCGTATACCTTCATCAAAGCAATTGCGGAAGAACTTCGCGGGCTTGCAGTTGAGATGAAAGTTCCTGTTGTCTCAGCCACACAGACAACGAGAAGTGGTTACGATAACACTGACGTTAGTCTTACAGATACATCAGAGTCTTTTGGTTTGCCAGCAACCGCAGACTTCATGTTTGCATTGATATCATCGGATGAACTTGCAGACCTGAACCAGATCATGGTGAAACAATTGAAGAATCGGTACTCAAGCCCAGACACAAACAAGCGGTTTGTTGTCGGAATTGACCGCGCAAAGATGAAACTTTACGATGTGGAGCAGTCAGCACAGAATCATATCCACGATAGTGGTCAATCTGACAATGATACTCCAGTCTTTGATAAGTCTGGATTTGGTCGCGGAATGAGGGCGGAGCGCAAGTTTGAGGGCTTCAAGGTGACCTAGGAGACTGCCTGGAACGGTCCAGGAGCGATTTTTCTGGCGGGTGGGTACTCAGATATCAACCTGGACCAAAAAATCGCTCCTGGACCGTTCTTTTTTGTTGTTTTTCTGCAACAAAGTCTACTATTTTAGTCAAGTATTCTATTGACTTCTGGCACCAGTATGGTATACTGTATTCATAGTAGATAGAAAGAGTGAGCGATGAGAAACATCAAAGAAATTCGTGCAGAAAGAGATCGACTCCGCGAAGAATACGAAGCACGGATCACTTTGCTTGAAGAAGAGATAAAAGCGGTTCGTGCGGCGCGTGGTTATGTGCCTAAGACTCCTGTGTACGAAGAATTCTACGAACAAGGGCGTTCGGCAGAGCGTACCCACGGTTGGAAGTGATTCAGCGAATCATGATGAAAAAGCAACGACAAATCAAGAAGAACCGTTTCGCAAAGATGCGGGAAATCATGGCTGAGTATGGCTTCCCTCTGCGTGTAGTCATGTGTGGCATGGTTGTCAACGGTCGGTTCTATCTGACTAACCGTACCAAGTAAGGAGCATCAAATGGCAGAAGTAAGGTTCACCGATCTCTACAAAGTTGTAGTCACCGAATACGAAGCCGGTTGGGGTCAGCGTGTAGATCCCAACGATACCAAACTGTTCACTACACTGGAAGAAGCACAAGCCTATAAGAAGCATTGGGAAACCGGCGGTTCTTACGAATGCTACTGGCGCGCTGAAATCACAAAAGTTGGTTGAGGTACACAAAATGAAAACTCAGGGTATGGTTCGTGGCTATTGTGTCCGCGGTAAAGATGATATGTTGGGCACTTTTTTCACCGGTTTAGAAAGAACTTCTACACAGGCACGTAAGACGTACTACCAAATGATGCAAAGTTGCGACTACACTAAGACTGAAAAAGAATCTCTTGTAGTTGTACGTATCCGCGAAATTTACGAAGAGGTGTAATGTGACATTACTCTACACCAGCACACGATCCAAAAAGCGCAACTCTAAGACTAAAAAAGAGATTGCGGAGTACGAAGCATGGCTATCTAGTGTCAACTCCATGTCATCTGGATTGTCTTCGCGCAAGTATGGTGGCTCAGTAGTCGCAAAGCCTAAGAAGGTAGAACATGTAGTCGCAGAAAAGCGGAAGGCTGCATACGTCACTGGTGTATGCACCACTGGTGGCATCATGAAAGACTACCACAGACTCAGCAAGTCTGACAGGGAGATTGTAGACAATCTAGCGATGAGTGTCGCGCCTCTGCACAAAAGCAACTATGTCTATGTCTCAGAGGGTATGAATCCCGCAAGTCTTGGTCGCAAAAACGAAGTTCTGTGATAACCTAGTTCTTATAAATAGCCTGTCAGCACGACAGGCTTTTTTGTTTATAGGGAAATGAAATCATTCAAAGAACATATAAGTGAAGAGAAAAATCTTCACATGGAACACGGTGAAGACCTTGTTCTAAATGCAGGAGTCAAAGGCACACGCGAGGTGATCAACTCACTCCGTGCAGTTCGCGATATGCTAGCCGGTAACTCAACAAAGAAAGTTGATGTAACAGTAAAATGGGATGGTGCACCTGCAATCTTCGCTGGGCAAGATCCAAGAGATGGAAAGTTCTTCATAGCAAAGAAGGGCATCTTCAACAAGAATCCTAAGCTATACAAAACAAACGCTGAGATTGATGCAGACACATCAGGTGATCTTGCAGATAAACTAAAAGCATGTCTCCAATACCTACCTGAACTAGGCATCAAAGGAGTTGTGCAAGGTGATTTGCTATACACTAGAGAAGACATCAAAGATGCGACAATTGATGATGTTGAGTACATCACATTCCATCCAAATACTATCGTATACGCAGTGCCAAAAGCGAGTGATCTCGCTAAGAGAATTCTGTCAAGCAAGATTGGTCTTGCGTGGCACACAATCTACGAAGGCGACTCACTAGAAACAATGAAGGCTGTGTTCGGAAAGAACATCGTCGGATCATTCAGCGCATCCAGAAACGTATGGTCAACTGATGTTGATTACAAAGACGTATCTGGTAAAGCAACAATGACTGCTGAAGAGACTGCACAAGTCACTGAGTTGCTATCTCAAGCAGGAAAGTTGTTCTACAAACTTGACGCAAAGATTCTGAATGGCATCTCAGATGACGAAGAACTTCTGATGCGTATCAAGACATACAACAATTCCAAAGTGCGCGCACAACAGCGCATCACTAATGTTGCAGCACACGTATCTGGATTGATTGAGTACATGAATGGCATCTACTCAAAAGAAGAACAAGAGAAGAAGACAGAAAAAGGCAAGTCTGCGGTTCAAGAAAAGGCGAAGAGAGTCATGTCTTTCTTTACGCCCAAGTCTAAGAAAGCACTAGAGAACATCTTCACGATGATGAACCTTCTAGTTGACGCAAAACAACTTCTGATAGATAAGTTGAACGAAGTCAAAAAGCTGGACACATTTTTGTTGACTAAGAACGGATACAAAGTCACTGGCGTAGAAGGCTACGTAGCAATTGACAAGCTATCCGGTAACGCTGTAAAATTGGTGGACAGAATGACGTTTAGCTACGCAAACTTCTCACCTGACGTAATCAAGGGATGGGAGAGATAATGGAAACATATAAAATACAAAAATATAATTGGTCATTACTGGTAACGACAACAGCAAAGACAAAACTTTCTAGCAATTTGATTTCTCTGGTACAAAGTGCGTATGCAAAAACTCCACAGGGTTCTTTCGTAAACACACTCAAAGATGTTGTGTCTTCCAATTGGGTAGCGTATGACTGGGACAAAGATCCTGATGCAGACTCCGTATTATTTTTCAGACTAGCGAGAGCAAATGAACCTTGGAAAGGATATAAGATACAAGGTATCGGGCATGACACACAAAGAACATCTATAGACAAAGTTTTAGTAAAAGTAAAAAATCAATTGAAAAAACCAGGCTGGTGGATAGAAGCATCAGACGCAATGGAACACATACTATACAAAGACAATAGCGTTCCAGTTATTACAGACGAGTCGATTGCAACCCAAATATTTCCAAACACAAACTTGTCTATGCTAGGACTATCAAACGCTCCAGGTAGATATTCCAGAAAAGCTGGGTCCAGTGTAATAAAAGAAACCACATTCGGAAAACCCATACTAAGATAGGACTATCATGGCACAATTCAATAAGACAACGCATTCATATCTAGATCAAGCAAAGACACTCTTTGAAGTAGTCATGCTGGCTGACCAGTATGGCAACAGAGTCGGTCCTGCTAATCCAACTGGTGTTGCAG